AAGACGGCAAGATAAAATATAACGGTAAGTTTTATGCTGAAGGTAGCAACGTGTTTCCTTGGGAACAAGAGGCTAATGAAGCTATACACAACAAGTTTTTTAAAGACTTTAAGTCTTCACCATTTAAAAAAATGCGTCCACCAAGTAATAATTCTTTTAATACTATGCTCGAAGTAAAAGAGTTAAACAAAATACCTTTAAACAAAAAATTTGTTAAAGATCATGATGACATAGCTAGTGCATTTAAAATGCTAGCTAAAAGAAAAGGTATAAAGAACTATGATACTGAAATAGCTGAAGACTTAATAAGAGAGTCTGCACCTATAATACTAGAGCTTAAAAAACACTTTGACAGACCTAGACCTAAAGTAGTGGCTGAAAAGAGTAACATACCTATGCAGGACATAGAGATGGAATCAATGAAAACAGCTTCATACCCTTCAGGTCATTCAGCACAAGGGTTTCTAATAGGTTTAAGGTTAGGTGATAAATACCCTAGACATAAAAGCGCTTTTAAAAAGTTAGCTAAAAAAATATCTTATAGCAGGAGAGTTGCTCACGCCCACTATAAGAGTGATAGTAAATTTGGTGAGCTCCTAGGAAAATCAATGTACAAACACATCAAACAAAAAGAATCATGATGAAAAAAGCTCCTGCCAAGATGAAGAAATCACCGGCAAAAATGGCTAAGAAAGCCCCAGCAAAAATGATGAAAAAATCTCCTGCTAAAAAAGCTTTAGTTGGTAAACAAAAGAATTTACCAAAAGAATTAAAAGACAAAATATTAGCTTCACCAGCAAAGATGCTTAAGCCTGCTGCTATGAAGTTAATGAAGAAAGACTCTCCAGCTAAAAAAAGAACTGTTATTAAAGGAAAAGACGCTCAAGGTAGAAAGACTAAAGATGTTATAAGAGTAAGCAGAAGTGGAAACAAAGTTACGGTTAAAAATAAAACTAAAGGAGATACATATGTTGGTAAGCCAGGAAGAGGTAAAACTACTACAAGATCTAGAGTTGTACTTTCTAACGATAAAGGAAGAGATGATTTTAAGTTAAAAAAAGGTAAAACGTCAACAAGATCTAAATCCGGAGGTACAACTAAAAGTAGAGCTAAAGGGGCTAATGCTACCAGCAACATGCTAAAAGGTAAAGGTATGAGAAATTATAAAGACCCACGCCGTAAATAAAGTATGAGTTTGTTACAGAAGGTGTTCTCTTCTGGAGCGGGTAAGCTTATCAAAGATGTTGGTGGGGTCTTAGACGACCTCACCACTTCTAAAGAAGAAAAACTAGCTGCACAACAGAAGATTAAAGAATTAATATCTAACCATGAGTTAGAAGTACAAAAGCAGGTTTCAACTAGATGGGAGGCTGATATGAAGTCTGACTCTTGGTTGTCTAAAAACGTTAGACCACTTGTACTTGTTTTTTTAGTAGTATCAACAGTGTTAATGATATTTATAGATGCTGGTACTATAGCTTTTAAAGTAGAGCAAAAGTGGACTGACTTACTACAATTAGTATTAATAACCGTGATCGGTGCGTACTTTGGCGGTCGATCATTAGAGAAAACTAAAATTAAATAAAATGGCAAAGAAAGAAAAGGTAATAGACTTAAAAGCTAAAGCTGAAAAAGTAACAGATGAAGAGTTAAAAAAATTACAAGATATAGTTTCTGGTATAAACTCTTTACAAACTGAAATAGGTAGACTGGAAGCTCAAAAGCATGTTCAGCTACACAAGCTTGCTGTAGTTAGAGATCAAGGTACATTGTTGCAGACTGAGCTAGAAAAGGCATATGGTACTGCTGATGTTAATATTAACGATGGTTCTATTAGCTACAAAGATGCAGAATAGTATCATAAGAAAAATAACAATAGGTAAAGACTACAAAAACGACTCAATGCACTATGCTGTTGGTCAAGATGTTTATGGTGGTCATACTATTTGTGATATATTAGAAGAAGAAGAAAAGTACTCTATATATATAAGAAAAGAAAATGTAGTTATACCTTGGAAAGACTTTAACAAGAATATGGCTATATCAGTTGAATATAATTTAGAATATTAATGAAACCTTTATATGAGTATGTTATAAGACCAGCGGGTCAAAGGTATAACAACTCTATTAAAGTTGACGGAGACAAGAGCTTAATAGTTAATACTGAAATATTTAATCATGGATATATTAACCGTAAAGCTGTTGTTGTCTCTGTCCCTGTTAATAATATACATAAACTTCAAGAAGGACAAGAAGTAATAGTACATCACAATATATTTAGACGTTGGCATAACGTTAAAGGTATAGAGAAAAATAGTAGAGGCTTTTTAAATGAAGAAGAATACTTAGCCTCGCCTGATCAAATATACATGTACAATAATGGCGGCTGGTCCTGCACTAACGGTTATACGTTCGTAAAACCTATAAAATCAAAAGATAATTATAGTAACAACCCTGAAAGACCTTTAGTAGGTGTAGTTAAATATTCTGACGGCAGTTTCTTACCTACTCAGCTTGTTGGGTTTACACCAAGCAGTGAATACGAGTTTGTTGTTGACGGTGAAAGGCTTTATAGAGTTATGAATAAATTTATTACAATTGAATATGAATACAAAGGAGACGAAGAAGAATATAATCCAAGCTGGGCGAAAAGCTGTTGAAGAATTAATTAAAGTGGCTGAAGAGCCTATAGTAGATTCTGACGACGACATATCAGCCGATAGATTAAAGAACGCCGCTGCTACAAAGAAGTTAGCTATATTCGATGCTTTCGAAATACTAACTAGAATAGAAGACGAAGAGCGCATACTAAAAGAACTAGATAAACCACAAACAAGTAAACCTAAGTTTCAAGGTTTTGCTGAAGGTAGAAGTAAGTAATGTACGAGCAAACTTTAGTAAAGAAAGTAGACAGTGTAAGATTAAACACCATTAAGAGATTAAACAAATCTAAAAAATGGGAGTATGGTTACAACAAGGAAAACGATATTGTTGTAATATCTAAGACTGGTCAGATAGGTGAGGTGCTAGAAATACAAGGCTTAAAAATAGCTTTACCTCTAGCGCCTAAGTCTATATATAAACGTAGCGATAAAAAGAAAGAACAGAAGTGGAGTAGGTTTGATTTTAATCCTGCTTTTTCTAAAATAAAAACTAGGTTTGATTGGGACGATCTACCTTTAAAGTTTAAAGAACAACACTACGATTATATAAACCAAGAGTTTGACAGAAGAGAAAATGGTTTTTGGTTTATGAATAATGGTAAGCCAACGTACTTAACTGGTAGTTACTATATGTATTTGCAATGGAGCAAAATAGATGTAGGCGCTCCTGATTTTAGAGAGTCAAACAGATTATTTTTTATATTCTGGGAAGCTTGTAAAGCAGATCAACGCTGCTACGGTATGTGTTATTTAAAAAACAGACGTTCTGGTTTTTCGTTTATGAGTTCGGCTGAAACCGTTAACTTAGCCACTCTTGCAAGTGATAGTAGATTTGGGGTGTTGTCTAAAAGTGGTGCTGATGCGAAGAAAATGTTTACAGATAAAATAGTACCTATAAGTATTAATTATCCTTTTTTCTTTAAACCTATACAAGACGGTATGGACAGACCAAAGTCTGAGCTTGCGTATCGTATACCAGCTAAAAAGTTTACACGCCGTAAGATGAGACAATCAGAGGCTGAAGATGATATGGAAGGTCTTGATACTACTATCGACTGGAAGAATACTGGTGACAACAGTTATGATGGTGAGAAGCTAGCATTATTAGTGCATGATGAAAGCGGTAAGTGGGAAAGACCAGATAATATATTAAACAACTGGCGAGTAACTAAAACTTGTTTAAGGCTAGGTGGTAGAATAGTAGGTAAGTGTATGATGGGATCAACATCAAACGCTTTAGATAAAGGTGGTGATAACTTTAAAAAGCTTTACAATGATTCGGACGTTACAAGACGAAATAGAAATGGCCAGACAAAGAGTGGTTTATATTCTTTGTTTATCCCAATGGAATGGAACTATGAAGGCTTTATTGATGAGTTCGGACTTCCGGTCTTTGATACACCACATAGCAATGTTAGAGGACCGCACGGTGAACTGATAGACATAGGCGTTGTAGATTACTGGGACAATGAAGTTGATGGTTTGAAAGATGATCAAGATGCTTTGAACGAATTTTACAGACAATTTCCTAGAACAGAAGAGCATGCGTTTAGGGACGAGACTAAAAACTCATTATTCAATCTCATCAAAATCTACGAGCAAATCGATTACAATGAGGGTAATAGAAACTCTTCTGTACTTACTACGGGTAATTTTCAGTGGCAACAAGGAGTAAAAGATACTAGAGTAGAATTTAACCCTGATCCTAATGGTAGGTTTAAAGTTAGTTGGGTTCCTAATGGAAATATGCAGAATAATGTAATACTAAAGAATGGAGTTAAATATCCTGGAAACGAGCACGTTGGTGCTTTCGGTTGTGATAGCTACGACATTAGTGGTACTGTTGATAGTAAAGGATCTAAGGGAGCGTTGCATGGATTGACTAAGTTTAGCATGGAAGATGCTCCTGCTAACACTTTCTTTTTAGAGTATATTGCTAGACCACAAACTGCTGAAATATTTTTTGAAGATGTACTTATGGCATTAGTGTTTTACGGTATGCCAATACTTGCTGAGAATAATAAACCTAGATTATTATACTATTTAAGACGTAGAGGTTACAGAGGTTTTAGCATGAATAGGCCAGATAAAGTTTGGAACAAATTATCTAACGCAGAAAAAGAAGTTGGTGGTATACCAAACTCTAGTGAAGATATAAAGCAAGCTCATGCAGCTGCTATAGAAATGTACATCAATGATCACGTAGGCTTGCTTCAAGATGGTACGTATGGTACTATGTATTTTAACGACACGTTAAATGACTGGAGTAAGTTTGATATAAACAAAAGAACAAAGCATGATGCTTCCATTAGTAGTGGACTTGCTGTCATGGCTTGTAACAGACACCTTTATAAACCAAACCAAGAAAGAAAAAGACAAGCGTTAGGTATAACAATGTCTAGGTATAATAACAATGGAATAACATCTAAAATAATAAAGTAATATGACAGAGTCTGTTGTAAACTTTCCGTCACAAGCGGTAAGTGATTTAGAAAAGATGTCACCTGAATATGGACTAAAGGTTGCTAGAGCTATACAAGCTGAGTGGTTTAGTAATAGAGATGACAAGTTTACTAGTAACTATGATACGTTTCACAAGCTACGATTATATGCTAGAGGTGAACAGTCCGTAGAAAAATATAAAAACGAGTTATCTATAAACGGTGACTTAAGCTACTTAAACCTAGACTGGAAACCTGTTCCTATAGTTTCTAAGTTCGTTGATATAGTTGTCAACGGTATGTCTCAAAGATCTTATGAAATAAATGCGTTCTCTCAAGATTATGCTAGCGTAGTTAAGCGTACTGAGTATATGGAATCGATGCTTAGAGATATACAAGCTAGAGAGTATAATGACATGGTGCAAGCGGGTTTCGGTATGGATATATACGAAAACGATAGAGAAACATTACCTGACAACGAAGAAGAGTTATCTCTACATATGCAGCTTAATTACAAACAAGCTATAGAGTTAGCTGAAGAGCAAGCTTTAAACGTTTTACTAGAAGAGTCTGACTACGATTTAATAAGAAGAAGAACTTTATACGACTTAGTTACAATTGGTATTGGTGCTACTAAAACTAACTTTAATTATAGTGAAGGTGTTAAAGTTGAATATGTAGACCCTGCCAACTTAGTTTATTCTTATACTAACTCACCGTATTTTGATGATATATATTACGTTGGTGAAGTTAAGCAAATACCTATAAACGAATTAGTAAAAGAGTTTCCTAACTTAACAGAGCAAGAAATAAAGGAAATAGTAGAAGGACCTCGTGATGCTACAAGACGTAGATATAATAGGGATTACAACAAAGTAGAAGTACTATATTTTAATTACAAGACTCACACTAATAACGTTTATAAGCTAAAATCAACTAGTACGGGTGCTGACAAAGTAATAGAAAAAGACGATACGTTTAATCCTCCAGCTGATATGCAAGGTGAGTTTAGTAGATTAGATCGTGTTATAGAAACTATATATGAAGGTGTCTTAGTTCTAGGCACAGATAAACTTCTTAAGTGGGGCATGCAACCTAACATGATGCGTAGTAAGTCTGACTTTGGTAAAGTTAAAATGAACTACAATATTGTAGCACCTAGAATGTACGATGGTAGAATACAATCACTTGTTAGTAGAATAACTGGGTTTGCTGATATGATACAGTTGACTCATTTAAAACTACAACAAGTTATGAACCGCATGGTACCTGATGGTGTATACTTAGATGCTGATGGTTTAGCTGAGATAGACCTAGGCAACGGTACAAACTACAATCCGCAAGAAGCTTTAAATATGTTCTTTCAAACAGGTTCTGTTATTGGTAGATCGTTTACTTCTGAGGGTGATATGAATCCTGGTAAAGTACCAATACAACAAATACAAAACGGTGGAGGTGGTAATAAATTACAAAGCCTTATAGCTACATATAATTACTACCTACAAATGATCCGTGATGTAACCGGGCTTAATGAAGCTAGAGATGCATCAACTCCAGATAAAAACGCTTTAGTAGGTATACAAAAGTTAGCTGCGGCTAATTCAAATACAGCTACAAGACATATACTACAGTCTATGATGTTTTTAACTGCTGAAGCTGCAGAGTGTTTATCACTTAGAATATCTGACATATTAGAGTATTCACCAACACGTGAAGCTTTTATTAGAGCTATTGGTGCACACAATGTTGCTACGCTTGATGAGTTAAAAGATTTACATTTATATGATTTTGGTGTTTTCATTGAATTAATGCCAGATGAAGAAGAAAAGCAAATGCTAGAAAACAATATTCAAGTAGCTTTAGCTCAACAGTTAATAGACTTAGACGATGCAATTGATCTTAGAAATGTTAGAAACGTTAAGCTTGCTAACCAACTTCTTAAAGTTAAGAAAAAGAAAAAGCAAGAGAAAGATCAGTTAACGCAGCAGCAAAACATACAAGCTCAGTCTCAAGCAAACGCGCAAGCTCAGCAAGCAGCAGCACAAGCTGAAGTTCAGAAGAATCAAGCTAAAGCTCAGTCTGACGCTCAACTAGAACAAGTTAAGAGCGAGTTGAAAATGCAGTACCTAGACAGAGAAGCTCAAGTTAAAAAAGAACTAATGCAGTTAGAGTTTGAACTAAACTCACAGCTTCAAAGTAGTGAAAGACAATCACGTGAAAAAATTGCTGATATGAAAAACAAGGGGCAAGAGATTAAAAAGTTTGAATCATCAGGTAATGATATAGTAACAGGTGGAGCGGGGTTAACTAACCTTTAATCTACTATTTTTTAATATTTTATAAAATTTTATTATGGAAATAACTAAAGTAAATTTAGACAATCAAGAACCAGAAATCTATAAAGTAGATTTAGATAATCCACCAAACCAAGAAACTGAAGAAGTAACCAATGAAACTGAAGAAACAACAACTGACCCAGCAGGAGTGGTGGGAAGCGATGAAAACACCGAGCCCACACAAGAACAAAAAGAAGTACAGCCGGAAGCAGAAGTACAAGAAGCAGAAGCACCAGTACTAGAAGAAATAACCGAAGAAGAAGTTCAGCAAGAAGTTGAGCAAGTTCAAGAGGTTGTTGAAGAAGCTGTTGCTGAAGCAGAAGCTACAGGTAGACCGCTGCCAGAAAATATACAGAAGTTAGTTGATTTTATGGATGAGACTGGTGGAAGCTTAGAGGATTATGTTAGACTAAACACTGACATTAGCAAGCTAGATACTACAGATGTTCTTGATGAATATTACAGACAGACTAAACCTCATTTATCTGGAGAAGAAAGAAGTTTCTTGCTAGACGAAACTTTTAGCTACGATGAAGAAGTAGATGATGCTAAAGATATAAAGAGGAAGAAAATAAAACTAAAAGAAGAAGCTGCTAAAGCTCGTAAGTATTTAGAAAAACAAAAAGCTACTTATTACGAGGAAATAAAAGCTGGTAGTAAACTAACGCCAGAGCAACAGAAAGCAGTAGACTTTTTCAATAGATATAACAAAGACTCTAAAGCACAACAAGAAGCTACAGAGTTAAGTACAAAAGCATTCCGACAAAGAACTGATGCTGTGTTTAACAACGATTTCAAAGGTTTTGATTTTAACGTTGGTGACAAGAAGTTTCGGTACAATGTTAAGAATACACAAGAGGTCAAAGAGACTCAGAGTGACTTGAATAATTTCGTTAACAAGTTTGTTGGCAAGGACAATACAATTCAAGATGCTAAGGGTTATCACAAGTCCCTGTTCGCAGCTATGAACGCTGATGCTTTAGCTCAACACTTTTATGAGCAAGGAAAAGCAGATGCTATTAAAGATGCTGTAGCAAAAGGTAAAAACGTCAATACTGATGCTAGACAAACCTTCGGCGAGACGTCTGTAGGTGGAGTAAAGTATAGAGTTCTTGGTGATTCATCTAATGACTTCAAATTTAAAATAAGAAAAAATAAACGCTAATTTAAAAATTTTACAAAATGGCTTTACAACCGGGTAATGATTTGAACAGCGTGCCTGCTTCTAACAAGCAAGCATTAAGTACAAATTACATCGATTTTACTGCGTCAGCTACTAAAGGCTGGGCGCAACAATACGTTCCAGATTTAATGGAAAAAGAAGCTGAAGTTTTCGGACCGAGAACTATTTCAGGTTTCTTAGAGCAAGTCGGAGCTGAAGAAGCAATGACTTCTGATCAAGTTATTTGGTCTGAACAAGGTAGATTACACTTATCTTATAAAGGTAAAGTTCACGGTACTTCAAATCAGCAACTGTCAACTCAAGCTGGTGGTGAGATAGAAATAGAGTCTGATATTGACGATAATGCTACTTTGTCAGATGGATCTTCTACTTTTACAGCTAACCATGGTATTAGAGTTAACGATACTCTTTTAGTAGCTGATGCTAACACTACTGTAAAGTGTATTGTTACTCACGTTGATGCAGGTGGTATATTAAGTGTTGCTGTATATGGTAATGCTACTGGTCTTACAGCTGCGTTAGGATCTGCAAATACTGATTCAAAATCTTTAACTATATTAGTTTACGGATCTGAATTCCACAAAGGTGGTTCATACAATGCTTCTACTGTGGCTTCTTCTGCTCTTAGCTGGGCTAACACAGATTCTAGAGGTGCTAACGAACCAGACTTTAAAACTTTTACAAATCAGCCTATTATTATGAAAGACTACTACGAAGTGTCAGGATCTGATGCATCTCGTATTGGTTGGATTGAAGTTTCTTCTGAAGGTGGAGCTTCTGGTTATTTATGGTATGTAAAAGCTGAAGCTGATACTAGAGCTCGTTTTAATGATTACATTGAAATGGCTATGCTAGAATCTGAAAAAGCTGTTGCAGCTACTGATGGTGCTGGTACAGCAGTTACAGATATGAAAGGTACTGAAGGTTTATTCTCTGCTATTACAGATAGAGGTAATGTTACTACTGGTATTTCAGGCGTTAATGCTGCTACCGATCTTTCTGAGTTTGATGCTATACTAGCAGAGTTTGATAAGCAAGGTGCAATTGAAGAGTATATGTTATTCTGTAACAGAGCTTCTTCTTTAGCTATCGACGATATGCTTGCTTCTATGAATTCTTATGGAGCTGGTGGTACTTCTTACGGAGTGTTTGATAACGACGAAGATATGGCTTTAAATTTAGGTTTCTCTGGTTTCAGAAGAGGTTCTTATGACTTCTACAAATCTGACTTTAGATACTTAAACGATTTAGCTACTCGTGGTGGTATTAATGCTAAAAACACTGTTGGTGCTATTAGAGGTGTATTAATACCTGCTGGTACTTCTTCTGTTTACGATCAACAAGTTGGCGCATCTATGAGACGTCCGTTCTTACACGTACGTTATAGAGCTTCACAAACTGATGATAGAAGAATGAAGACTTGGGTAACAGGTTCTGTAGGTGCTGCTACATCTGCTTTAGATGCAATGCAACTACACATGTTAACTGAAAGATGTTTAGTAGTTCAAGGTGCTAACAACTTTATGTTAATGCAGTAATAAAGGTTGGGGCTTCGGCCCCACCTTATTTTTTTTAATTTTTATTTTATTATATTATGGCAAAAAAGAAAACAAAACCTGCAGTTAAAGAAACTGTAGTTGAGCAAGTTATGGAGCAAACTGTTGAAACTGTAGTTGCACCACCAAAACCAAAGGTAGAAAAGCAAGTATCTAAACCTTCTTGGGAAGTAAAAAATAGAACTTATTTTTTAAAAAACAATAGAAAACCATTATCTTACTCTTTAAAAAGCTCTAACATATTTTGGTTTGACGAAGATAAAGGCTATCAGAGAGAGTTAAAATATTGCAGTAATCAAAGAACTCCTTTTGTAGATGAAATGCAAGGTGATCAAAGATTGGCGCATATTGTTTTTAGAAATGGAGTTTTATTTGTACCAAGAGAAGATACTACTTTGCAAAAGTTACTATCTAAATACCACCCTCATAAAGATAAAGTTTACTTCGAGCATAAACCTCAAGAGATAGCTGAAAACGAAGTTGATATTCTTGAGTTAGAAATTGAAGCTTTAATGGTGGCTAGAGATTTAGATATTGAAATGGCTGAAGCTGTTATGAGAGTAGAGGTAGGTTCTAGAGTTTCAGAGATGAGTTCTAAAGAGCTTAAAAGAGATTTATTACTATATGCTAAGAGAAATCCTGAAACTTTCTTAGAATTAGTTAATGACGATAATGTACAGCTAAGAAACTTTGGTATTAAAGCAACTGAACTAAACATTATAAAGTTATCTTCTGATCAACGCTACTTTATGTGGGGATCTAACAATAGAAAACTTATGACAGTTCCGTTCGACGAACACCCATATACTGCATTAGCTCATTGGTTTAAAACTGATGAAGGTATGGAAGTATATACTAATATAGAGAAGCGGTTATCATAACCGTTTCTTTTTAATACTAAATAAGCACAAACCTTAATCCTTAAACTTAAAACCTTAATTCGTAAGCAATTATTAATTATTAAAAAAAAAGAATTATGAATGACAATGAAAAAATGTTAATTTTTAACAACGCTGATAATGACATGGCTATGTTACCTTTATCTAGATTAAAAGATATAAACGGAGGTACTGGTTCAATTGTTTTAACTTTTGATGCTGAAGCAGATGTTGATGTAATAACGTTAACCACTGGAGCTGATGAGTTTGAGGCATGTAAAGAGTTAGTTAGAACTTTTAATCAAGGTCCTCATTCTGATGGTGCTATTGTAATAGCTGATGATGTTGCTGGGGTTTACTGTAGTTCTACAATAACTGGCGTAGCCATAGCTTAATTACTAACTTTTAAAATTTAACAAGATGAATAAGTTTTTATTTTTTCAAAACGCAGCTAACGACTGTAATGTTTATCCTTTAACTAGATTGAAATCAGTTGAAGCAGAAGATTCAATACTTAAATTTACATTTGACGTTGCTGCAGGTGTCGATACTATTAGTGTAACTTTAGATGCTAATGCTGATGAGTTGCCTGCACTAAAAGCAGTAGGTCAATTAATCAATAAACATCCACACAGCGATGGTATTATTGTTATAGCTGACGATGTAAACTCAGTTTATGCTCATAATACAATGGCTTCAGTTGGTGCAGCCGGTTAATACTAATTTAAGATAATATTAATAGCCATCCTTTCGGGTGGCTATTTTTTTTATAGGGTAATAAAACTCGCTAACGTGTAATACTCTATTTATAGCAAAGTAAACAATTTAAACAAAATATTATGGGAATTAATTCAACAGAGGTATCATATAGTTTTGGTCAGTTAGGCTCTATATTTACCAACTCAACTTCTACTGCTATAAGTCCTCCTACTGGTAAAGTATTTGTAGCTATAACTTTTTTAGATGATACTACTTTTGATAACAATACTGGCTTAGTATCTGATATATCTAATGTTGACTGTGGTTTAGAGTACGCTGGTACAAACACAGAAGCTCATGATACAGGTAGTAGTTATGGTTCAGCTGGTGGTTCTAAGATTGATGATACTGTAACTTTTCAAGCTGGACTTACTTTATACGGTAGATATACTTCTATAAATCTAAAGTCAGGTGCAATAATAGCTTATATAGGAGAGTAGTATGTTAGGTATTGGTAACGTAGTTACGGCAGGTAGCAAAGTTGCTAGTGTTGTAAGAAATGGTTTAGCTGCTTGGTTTAAAGCTGACAAGACTCAAGCACCTTTAGGAGAAGAGAAAGTAGTTAATAGTAACTTTAGTGCTGGGCCAAACTTACTACCTAGTATAGATGATTTAAGTAGTTGGACAAATAGTCAACATGCAGAGCAGGTTAGTGATGGTATTAAAATTAATTTTAGTAGCTCTCAAACTCCTAGCACTCACGGCTTACTTCAACATACAGAAACTAATTGGGGTGACTATATTCACGATGAAACATATTTAGTTAAAGCAACTGTTACTGGTGGATCTGGCTCTACAGGTAAAACTTTCAGAATACAAGACCAAACTAGCAATCAAGGAGGTTTAGTTTTAGCTGATACTCAAACTACAATGACTGAAGGTGTCACGCAGAATGTAGAGTTTTATTTTACTCCTAACAGTAGTTCAAACACTTTAGTACTATCTAGAAATACTAGTTCTGGTTCAGATTATGAATTTACTATAAATAGTCTTACTTTAAATAAAATTGATGGTTGGTTACTTCATAATACTAATGCTCATAGCACTATAACTTTTAAAGAAAACAATAAAGTAGAATTTAGATATGACGATGCAGCTTCTGGTTCAGCTTTAGGTATTTCTCAAGAAATATTAAAAGTTGGCTCAAAGTATAAAGTAACACTTACTATTGAAGACTTAGAGCCTCATGGTTCTACTGTTACCCTTCACAACGGTACTACAGATACTTTAAATAACGAGCTTAAAATGTATACTGGAAGTACTGAATTTGCTGGAGACCTTAGAGCAGGTACTTATACCATTGACTTTACTGCAACTCACAAAAGATTTTATATATATAGAGATTCTAGCTTTAAACCTTGTAGAGTAAGTATAAGTAACGTTTCTGTAAAAGAAGTTACTAACTCCGTTAAAGACTTCTCTAACAACTCTAACGATTTAATTCTTTTTTCTGGTAAGGCTTTAGACTTTGATGATGGTGATTTTTTTACTGCTGATGCTATGCCTTTGGATTGTTATGGTGATTACACTTTTGCTTTTTGGGCTAAGTTTGACGAGCTCAATAGACATCAAAGCATAATAGCTCATGCTACAGACGAGTTCGGTTATTCTGGTGTTGACGGTGCAGTAGATCCTGGCGCCTGTAGAATTGGTATGGGTCTTAATTCTTCAAACAGATTAGTTATAAATGATTATAGATATTATTCATCGACTAATGCAGAGCGGTATAGCAGTACTATTACTGCATCAACAGTTGTAACAGATAGATGGTATAGAGTTGTAGGTACATCTTTGAACGGTTATAAAACAATATATATAGATGGTGAGTTCTCTAGTAACACTCAGCTAGGTGGAAAAAACAGTAGTATAAGTAGTGGTATATATAGAAGCGGTGTCAAGCAGTTAGGTATTGGTATGAACAACTTAGATACTCAGCAGAATAGAGTTCATTTAAACGGTAAATTATCTGACGTTCAAGTATACGATAAGGCTTGGACTTGGGAAGATGTTAAGTATGACTATGAAAATCCTGACAAAGATGTATTTGATGCTCCTTATAGAGAACAAAAGTTAGGTAGCGAGAAGAGTCCAGCTGTAAATAACACAAATTGGGAGACTAACAGTAATAATTGGCCTGTAGGTTATAACCCAATAAGTGATAATGGTGTTATTACTTGGAACGGTAATCAAACTGGTTTTGCCGGCGTACAACCTAAGTCTGCTTATTACAATAGAACTGTAGCGGGCAAGCGTTATTTAGTAAGCTTTGATTATACTAGATCTGCTGGTACTTTACAATTTAAAGCTATAGGTGACACTGGTGCTAACGCTGGTATAAATGCTAATACTAATAGCTCTAATAGAGCTAGCGCTATAATAGTAGCTAATGGTACTGGTTGGTATTTTACTGCTACTAGCGATTTCGTTGGCACTGTTTCTAATATTAGTGTAAAAGAAATACTTCAAAGTCCTTCTGAAATATTAGCTACAGACGCTAAAGCTTTGTTTAGAATGAACGAAGGCGCTGGTACTAGAATATACAATGCTGCACCTGTTTTAGGACCAGAGTTAACTAATGATGGCGGGTTTGCCTCTGGTCTTTCTAACTGGGGATCACCTAGCAACTGGGTTTATGCTAATGGTGGTGCAAAGAAAACTGCCGCGGCTGGATCTGGAGAAAAACTAGAGCAAACTATATCAAGCTTAGTCAATGGTAATTTATACTCTATATCTTTTGATTTAAACATAGAAAATACCGCCGGTGAAACATCTATTGGTATAAGTAACACTGGTGCTTTCGGTCATTTAGCTGGGTCTGAAAGATTTTATCAAACAAGCGGTACGAAAAAAATTATCGCTAAATACGTTAGCAGTGGTTACAATAATACTCTAAAATTTGTAGGAGCTGGTAATAGTGTATTCACAATAGATAACATATCTGTAAAAGAAATAACTCAAAGCTCAAGTTATGCTAATGGTAACGCACCTAACGAAACAGCAAGACTGCAAGGTCAGCTACAAGTAGATAGCAATATTTTTAAGTATTTCCCACACGCTAGTCCAAACGGTAACGTAGATGATAGTTTAATTGCAGTAGGTGATACTGTAAGTATTATTACCGCAGGTGGTGCTGCTATACCTTCTGGTGTCACTGTTACCGGTGTCGCCACAAATTTAGGTAACTCAGGAGGTTTTGATTATGATGGCGATGGTGTTGCAGATAACGAGTTTAAAATAACGTTAAGTGCTAATGCAACAGCTAGTAGTAGTTCTGGTAACTCTAATAGTGGTAACGGATCTACTATTTTAAGCTTTGCAAAAACTACTCCAGACGTAAATGACGTTAAGTGGGTGTATAGGCAACCTTATATCCCTCAGCTAGCTATGTCTTCATATTCTAAGAAAATGATATTTGGCGGCAGCAACAGCGCGGACCACGTAGATCTAGACTCTCAAGTAACTTTGGCTGCAGACCAAGCGGCTTCAATATCGTTTTGGTTTACATACGGTACAACAAATACTACAACTGATAAATATATACTTGGTAAAGTAACTGGTGCAACAGATTATCTTATAATAAACCCTCAAAGCGGGTCTGCTGGTAATGAAGTAGATAAGATTCAAATCTTAATGAATAATATTTCTTCAGCTTTTGATATTGAAACCGATTTAAGTCTAGGTAAGTTGTATCACTGTGTTGTTACTATACCAGCTTACAGTTCCGGTTCGGAAGCTATGAAATGCTATATTAATGGTGTACAACAAAGCACTACGCAAAATAGAACAAACAACGCTTGGAAATTTCAAAGAATTGGTGGATCTACTGGTACTGTTAATAATTTTCATGGATTGTTAGATGAAATATCTTATTTTAGTAAAGAACTTTCGCTAGCAGAAGTAAATGAAATATACAACTCTGGTACAGCTTTAGATGTTAGAAATCACAGTTGTTATACTACAGAACTGTTACAAAAAGGTGACTGGGTTAGTCAGGGCGCTATAGGTGATACTACAACGCCTTGGCTTACAAACAACGATGCTTCTGCTCATTTTGATTGCGTAATAGGTAACTTCAAAGGCAGAACTAACGTAATGAAGTATAACACAGTTCTTCAACAAGATGGCACAGTTGCAGATACAAATAATAAAAAGCTAACTCAAGAACTACCTGTTCTTACTGCAGGTGAAAAATACATATGTGAAGTAGATGTGTGGGTAGAATTTGGTGACTTTAGATGTGATTCTCAAAATAGTTATATAGCCACTAACTTTGTACAAAGTGGTCCTACTGGCGGATGGGTTACTTTGACTTCTAACGTATTAACTGCTTTGCAAGATAATACAAACGTAGCTGAGTTTTGGATAAGACCAGCAACAGATAATCTACATTCAGAGTTCTACGTCGATAAAGTATCATTTAAAAAGTATGACTTAAAAGGTTATTGGAGAAATAACGGATATGAGAATTGGTTTGATTTATCTCCGTATGGAAACGATGGAACTGTTAATGGTACGTACTCTGAGTTGGTTACCAACGGTGATTTTAGCTCTGCACTAGGAACCACGTGGGTTGGAGAAAGTGATGGTGTTCCTACTATAAACGGTAGTAATCAATTAGTCGTAACTATGACTAACGATACATATGGTAGTGCAGTTCAAGAGATCACTGGTTTAGAAGTAGGCGCTGAGTACGAGTTGTCGGGCGTTATAATTTCAACAACACATAGTGCTTCTATAAACATACAAAGATCAGCAGCTACAGGTGTTATACAAAACTTTAGCGCTAGCCCTACGTCCGGTCATTTAGGTGATGTTATTTCAAGAAGAATTATAGCACCTCAAGAAACTCTATATGTTACAGCTGTAACGGCTCATGATACAGCCGTTAATGGTAACTCTGTCTTTGATAATATATCATTTAAGAAAGTAAAACCTATTCAGAAGTTCTTACAAGAAGTACCATTCTTTAAGAAAGATTCTCTTGGTCTACCTATGAATAGAGTTCGGCAACAAGGCTTAAATTTTGATGGTAACGCCTACGCAGAAGCTGTAGATGACGATTCATTAGGTACTATAGCTGGTGGATTTTCTTGTGCTTACTGGTATAGACATGTGGAAGACGTGGCTGCTGCTGCTCATGTTAATTATCCTTATTTTTGGACTGTTACAAAAGGTAGTGGACTAGGCTCAAACGCTGATATTGCTTTTGGTGGCTCTGTATACAATAATAAAATATATTCGGATCTTAATACTAGTGCGGGTAGATTTAGTCTTAACTACATTATAAGTCCAGGCTCAACAAACTCACCTATCTGGTACTATGTTACAGCAACTTATACTCCAGGTGAAAAATTCAGACAATATATAAACGGTGTTGAAACTAATGTTAGCTCTACTGTTACTGGTACTTTTAGTGCTACAGCGGAGTCTCACCCTATAAGAATTGGTACTAGAGGTAATAATTTAGATTCTTTCGCAAGATCAGTTATAGATGAAGTTAAATGGTACAATAAACCTTTATCTGCATCTGAGGTTAAAAGAAATTATAATGCTTCTAAAGGTAGACACCAATCTACATCTAACTGGTCAGATGATTTTAGTGATGGTTTCATATAAATAAATAAATAAAATGGCAAAAGGAGATTACACAGATGCAGCAAGAAGAACTAGATATAGATCTTTAGTTGCAACAAACACAGATAGTAAAATAACTGTAAATGCACAGGAAAAAAGAGAAAGAGCAGAGTTGTTAGACATGATAGAAGAACTTTTTCAAGATGGTAATAAAACTATAACAGCAGATAAACTTAGAGCTTTCTTACATATTATGGTTAAGTCTGTTCAAAATAGTTCTGACGATGCTACTGATATTACTTCAGTAGTAAATGCGTCATCATTACCAACTACGGCTGGTAATTCTGGAACATTATATAGAGATCGTAATGGGTATGTAAAAGTTGCTTAATGGAAATATTTAAAGATAACAACGACTGGAACGAAAAGGCTGTAGTTGGCTTTATAGCTTTTGCAGTTATGTGTTTAATAATGATAGCTGACTTGGTCACCGGTTGGACTGGTCAGGATTTAATAATAAACGAATACGTATACAACTCATTTGTTTGGGTTGTACTTGGTTGCTTTGGTATATCAGGCGTAGAGAAGTTTGCTAAAAAATAAAGTTATGGCTTTTAAAATGAAATCACCTTTTAAAAAGAAAGGTACTAAAGATGCTTGTTACCACAAGGTAAAATCAAGAGTTAAAGTTTGGCCTTCAGCTTATGCTTCAGGTCAGCTTGTACAATGTAGAAAGAAAGGTGCTTCCAACTGGGGTACTAGTAAAAAGAAGTAGTATGGCATTTAAAATGAACTCACCATTTAAGAAAAAGATGGGTGACTTTAAACACTCTGACGCACCAGATGCTAAGGGTAAGTTCAAAGAACTGTCAGCTCCGTCTTTAGCTAGCTGGATGATTAAGTCTCGTAAAGGTAATCTATCTAAGATTATTAGTAGCTTAAATCAACAAGTTGTTTTTAGAAGAGGTAAAGATCCTAAGTACGCCGCTAAAATGCGTAGAACTATGGATATAGTTAGAAAAAGATTAGGTAAAAAATGAAAGCTTATAGAGGTGTTTTAAAAGCTAGAATATCTAAGCTGTATGGAGGTGATGTAACTGTAGATAAAGCTAGAAAACTAAAGTCTAGAAAAGATGCTACAGCTAGAGACAAGCAGTTGGCTAATTGGTTTATTAACATGCAGACCAACAGGCCTTCACCTGCTAAGAAACGTAAAGATCCTTTAGTTGGTACTGGTAAAAAGCCTAAAGGTAGTGGTAGAAGGTTATACACAGATGAAAACCCTAAAGATACTGTGTCTATAAAGTTTGCTACAGTGTCTGACGCTAGAAAAACAATA